CTATAAACTTCTAACTCTTGGTTCATTTCAACCAATTGCTTGGATACTAAATCTACTTTAGTATTATGTGCAGTTACTTCTTTGTTGTATTGCTCTGCCTCAACAATTTTGCGTTTAGTGGCAGCAATTGAATTTTGTAGTTCTGTAAATTGTTGTTGTAGTGTTTGTTTGTCTAGTAATACATCTGGTAATTCTGTATCAATTAGTGTATGATACTTTTCCCAATCTTCCTGTGCTTTTTGTGCTTCTTGCCAAACAGTTTTCTGTTGTTTGATCTGAACTATTTTCTGAGTATAGCTCATAGTTTCTACAGCCGCTATTTCAGCTTCTGCTGTTTTTTCTTCAATTAACTCAGTTACTTTTTCTTCGTCAATCTCACTCAAACAAGTAGGGCAAGTGCCGTGCAGTGCTTTCATTTTTTTAACAAAACTTTGAGCATCGCTTACCGTTTTAGATAATTTTGCTACTTCTGCTTGATAGCCTTCTATGCCTTCTTCGGGTTTTTCAGGAATTGGCAGTAGTTTGATTTTAGACTGTAATTGTTTATAAGTGTTATTTTGCGAAATCTTTTTATTAGTAGACTCAATGCTGTTAATACTAGATTCTAGTGTAGATGCTTCTGTTATTAAATTTGTATCTAATTCAGGAGTACCTACAGTTTCTTTTAGAGTTAAGTCAGCTTTCTCGTACTTGTTTAACCAACTTGAAACAGTATTTACTTGAGACTGTACTGCTGTAATATCTTTAGTAAGTTGTGCACTTACTTCTTTGAATACTTCGGCAGCTTTGGTATATTTGCCTAAATTTAAAATCTCGATCAAAAACTTTTTACGAGCAGTATCAGGAGCTGTTAAAAACTCAAGGCTGCTAGCATTTGACTGATAGACAATTTGTGCAAAACTCTTGTGATCAAATCCTAATATGTCTTCAATCATCTTATAAGTAGCCGTTGCTGTGTGAGCACTAATATCTACAGTATCTTTAAATAGCTTAACAGTTTGTGCAGTACCACGGCTAGACTTAATTGTATAGTCTGTGCCATCACGGTTAAAGTCTAGTTCAATTGTATAACTCTTATCTTTAACATAGCGATTAAGAATATCTGCTTTTTTAATACCTTTAGAGTTCTTATTAAACAATACTTCTTCTAGGATAAGGGCTATAGAACTTTTACCATGCCCGTTACGGCCCACTAATTGTGTAAGTGGGGCAGCAACAAAATCGATTTTATTATCTTTTCCGTAGCTAAAGGCGTTAGCCCATCGTAGTTGTTTTATAGTTATCATTTACGGCTAATCTCTTTTTTAGTTCTGGTAAGCCACCAACATATTCACCACCAAGGAAAATTTGTGGAACGCTGCGAGCGTTAGGCACTTTTTCAATTAAATCTTTTTTTGTATATGTGCCTGCACCAATCATACACTCAGTATATTCAATAGCATATGATGTTAGCAAGCGTTTGGCTTCTTGGCAAGCTGGGCAGTTAGTTTGTGACCAAACTTCTGCTTTATTCTGATTCAATTTTGTCTGCATAATTTTGAAACTCCTTTAATACACGTTCAACAGTATCTTCAGGCAATTCTAGTATATATGCAAGATACTCACGTACTTCTTCACTCATAGACATTTCTTTGTCTAAGATCAATGCGCTGTCCGTATCGCGCTTAATTACTTTGCGATCAATTAGGTCGCTGTCTTCTAGCTCCCCAAGTTCTTGCATATCGCCCTCAACTTGGTAAATTGTGTGGTCATAGTCTGTTGGCGGTTTAGGGTCGCTTACTCCAACAGTCTTACGAATAAGTTGTGGTAACTGTAGCTTACGCCACTCATGTTCTAGACTTGTGGTATCCAATATAACCACACCAGTATCCACATTATGACGATGAAAACTAGTAGTGACGGGACTGCCAGGATAGATGATATTTTTTTGAGAGTTCTCATAGCTGTGTAAGTCGCCAGCCAATACTACTTTCCAGCGGGCAAATAGTTCTAAGTCTAGTTCAGGCTTTACATGGGGCGGAATCTCTCCGCGAGCATGAGTAAAGCAAATATCTCCACAGACTAGGTGCGGAGATTTTTCAAAATCTTTTAGTTTATTATATGGAATAAAGTCCATATTGTCCACTGAATAAAAATCATCAATAATTTCTACTAGTGGATTCAATCTATTGGTAACTTGCTTTAGATTTGTTAAAAATGTTGTGTCTTTTTTAACCGCTTCGTGGTTACCTGCATAAATAATTGTAGGAATTTTACAATGATTGATTAAATCAAAATATGTTTCTAATTCTTCCATATTAGGAAGTTTGTCAAAAACATCTCCGCCTACAACAAATAATTCACACTCTGATTGCAATGTTTCTAGTTGCTGCCAAAGCATATCAAACCTATTTTTAGCCCACGCTACAGGAACGTTTTTCTGACCCAATTTAATATGTACGTCAGCTGTAAATAATACTTTCATGTTGTCCTTGAGACAGAAAAGCCCGCTAAGCATTTCGTTTAGCGGGCTTAAGTTTTTAACCTAGTTCTTTGACTGCTTCTTGCTCTGAAGATTCGGCTTCGCCGTCTTCATCTTGCTGGGTTGTAATCTTATCCAACAAGGCTTTTACGTCTGCTTCCGTAGGACGAGGAAATTTCTCATCAATAGATTTAGCAGCGTCTGCTAAGGCACGCTCTTCAGGACTGAGTGCGCGAGCTTTGCAACGTAAAACTTGCAGGGTATACTCAACATTAAAAGGCAGTGGGCCTGTCTTTACACGCTTGAATACAACATCCCAACCTGTATCATAGTCAGTAGGGTCTCCTAAATCTTCAGCCGCTGTAACAATTTGCTCAAACAACTTCTTTTTCAAGTTAAGAGCAACAACTTTTTGCGACTTAGGGTCAATACAATTTACAGAATAACTCCAAGAGCATTTTGCTTCTGGATAATACTCAGTAACATGATCTTTTTCAATGTTATCGAACTTCTCCTTTTCACGACTAAACGCCAAACATTCAACTGGAATATCTTTGTTATTAGTGCCTTTCAGCCAATAAATGTATCGTGGAAGAACTCCGCCAATTAAGCGGACCGTGTTTTCGCCATCTTTGTATTCATAAGATTCGACTTTGTTTGATTGTGCTTTACCTTTGGTATTTTTAAAGCTAAGTG